CTTGATTGATAGCGCCCAAAGCGGTCATCACGCCAGTTGGAGGCGGCTCTGGTTGCAGACGCTGAGGAGGAGGTGCAGGGTTACCGTCAATGTCGGTCTGCTTGTAGCGCAACAGCGGGAACGACTTGATGTTAGCCGCTGCCCATTCGCCTTCGTGACCTTCGTCTTGGCCTTCAGCAAGCAGCCATTTGGCCTTTGGAGCCAGCGCCACAGATTCTGTTAGCGTAGTCTGCCAGAAGTTATACATACGCTGTGCGTCTTTAGCATGGCGAACCATGCCGAACTTCTTGCGCTTGTCACCGATAACAACGTGGCGACCATAAACAGGCACGACAGGGATGTATTCCCCTGCAATATCCTGTTCTTCAATAATGTCATAAGCAGTCAGTTTGACCCACTTGATCTGCTTTTTGATGGTCTTGCGCTCTCTGACCACTTCCAAACCCATAGCCTCAATCCGTTCAAAGAACTTGTCGCCATCATCAAAGCGGCTAGAGCCATCGCTCAATAGATACAAAGTAGCTGGCTTGCGCTCAACGTAGAAATACTCGGCAATGCGAATATCCTCTTTGGTAATCCATTCAGACTGCGTATCGCCTGTGCCACGCTGCGTAAAGCTGGAGCCATCATCCAAGTCTGGATACATATCCCTGAACTTTTCCTTGCTCATCATGCTGGTAATCAGCACTTTTTCAGCGTCAGAACCGTCAATGCGCTCAGAGTTAGGGTCAAAGTAAACCGTAAACGGGTTAGGAATTGCATCGATGTAGATTTCTTGGTCAAAGCTATCATCTTTGCAGTATTTGGTAATCAAACGCCAAAAGCCCCATCCCATACGCACAGCGTGGTCAAAAGCGGTGTCGTAAGCATTATCAGCATTGGATTGCGTCTCAATGTGACGAATGATGCCCTCTACGACTTGGGCGGTCTTAAAGTCTGCTTCAGAGTTGCAAGCGTGAACTTTAGCTCTTGGGCGTTGTTGGCGCTGTTGATTAGTGACTTGGCGGCAAAAGCCATCCAGCTTATTGATGGTAAGAACAGGGCGAGATTCAAGATTACGGGAGTTTTGTAGGTCAACAGGCCATTGGTCGCCGCCGGACACAAACTTCAAATCTTCCAAGGCTTCCTGGCGGTTCATGGTGTCAGAGTCATTGCACCACTTGAGGAACTGTTTAGCCTCAGTAATGATTTCGGGTTCTTGACCGCCGTAAGGAATATCTTGTGCCATTAGTTCATCCATCCTAAAGGTTGACCGTAGCCCTGTGGCTGCGTTCTAACTGGTTTGCGCTGCCGAGGCTCATTTACCATCAAACCAAGCATCCGAAACGCATCAGCCCCGTGGCTGTATTGATCGTGAACAGGCGTTTTACTAAATGCTTTGGTGTCTGGGTCAACTTCGTAGCGGTAATGCCGCAAGCATTGTAGCCCATCGTAGCAATTTTCCCTATCAAACCAGCAATTTCTGAATAGTGTACGGGCTGCGTTAATGCTGTCAACTATTGGAGTCTTTGGGATAATCTTTGTTTTATAACCGCTTGCTTTAACAATCTGCTCGATGGAACGACCGTTAGCGGCAAGAGTCTTGTTTTCAGCATCATGCGGAAGCCACAGCGTGTCGTAGACGTACCCAAAGGTCTGCATTTTAGCAAGATAGTCTGAGATTGTCTTTTGGGAGTCCTCGAGATATCTAATAAGGCGTGTTTCCATGCCAATGAATTGGACAAACCAAATAGCCGTTGCATCCGACCAGCCAAGGTCAAATACGGCGTGAACGGGTTTTGTGGGGTCATAGGGAACACGGGTAATTCGCTCCTCTAAATCTGCCATTTGAATCTCACGGGCAAAGATAGCCCCGTCCACAGTCTGACGGCATAAACCTTCCCAGACCGTGTTATACGCTTCAATATCCCGAGCCTTGAGCGCATCCTTTTCCAGCGTAAGCGTTTCAGGAAACCAAGGATTATCTGACCAGTTAATCTTTACGACTTTGCTGTTAGCTGGCGGGTTCAGCACAAACCGCTGGTAAGTTTCATCCGATTCCAACTCAGGGTTAAAGCTGATCCAGATTTCCGACTTTTCTTTACGAATGGTTGGAATCAACGTATTCCAGCTTAATCGGCTCACAGTCTGAGCTTCTTCCACCCAACAAATATCAACACCCTCGAACGACTTAACGTTAGCCACGTTGTTTTTAAGGCCAACAAAAGCGAATTCTGAGCCGTTTTTGCCACGAATGGCAGTTTGGGTTATCTCATAGAAACCAAGCAGCCCTAGCGCCTCTATCTGGTCACTAAGCAGCTTATGAACCGAGTCTTTGATTGATGTTTGGAATTCCCGAGCGCAAAGGATGCGTAATTGGCTTTTAGCAGCCAGAATTAGTAATGCTCTAGCAATACCCCACGATTTAGCGCCGCCTCGACCACCGTAAGCAACCTTATAGCGGCAAGGCTCAAACAGGAATGAGAGCTTGACAGGAAATTCAGCGTTCTGAAATTGTGGAGTCATCTGGCTTTATAAAAGTAACCTGGATGCCCTGCAATGGCTCACCGTCAGCGCCCGTGACTTCATTCTTAACAGTCTCAGACCAGCGCATTTGTGCTTTTGTCCACCAAATCAAACTAGTGGTATCGCCAGCCGTTGCCTTTTGATATAGCGTCTTAGCAATCTGGCTGTTAGCTTTAGCTTTGCCAATATCTAATTCTTGGCGGTAATGCTTACGCAATGTTTTATCGTCAATGCCAACAAGAATAGCAATCTGCTCATGCGGCAGCCCTAACCCGCTGCTTGATTCAACGAGTTTTCTCAATTGATCGGTTGGTTCATGAGTATGGTTCATTTTATAAAGGGGAATTTGCTTAAATTTTACGCAACTTCTTCAGTTTTTGTCAAAAGAACGGCTTTTCTACCTGTGAAATCTTCCCAACGTTTAACAATCACATCGACAAATTTTGGGTCTAATTCCATTAATCTTGCAGACATTCCCAAACGATCAGCAGCTATTAATGTGCTTCCTGAGCCACCAAAAGCATCAATCACAATATCACCCACTCTTGCTGACGATTTAAGCATCTTTTCAATTAATCCCACAGGCTTCATTGTTGGATGTTCACCTGAACGTTTAGGCTTTTCATGAAAGATTATTGATGATGGGCTTTCTTCCAAAGTGGCTTCACCAGACACAAATAAAACAGAGTCACCAACTTTAATCATCCAGCGACCATCTTCAGACTTTTGTATTGGCCCACCTTCTCCGTGATCAATGACAGTGGTTAACTTTCTGCCACCATACCAACGATGCTTGCTTCCAGGCTTCCACCCATACAAAATAGGCTCATGCATCCATTGATAGTCTGACCGACCTAGCACCAAAGAATTTTTGCGCCAAATTAAACAGCCCGACAATTTAAAGCCAGCTTGAATAAAGGCCGATCTGAAGTTCAATCCTTCTGTATCGGCATGAGCAACATAAATTGGAGCGCCGCTTTTCATTACAGCAAACATGGAAATGTATGCATCAAGCAAAAATTGCTTAAATTCATCATTTGCCATGTTGTCGTTCTGAATCTTTCCAGCCAGCTTGGATTCATAAGCCACGTTATAAGGAGGGTCAGTCCAACAAATGTCGGCTCTTTCACCATTCATGAGTTTGTCCCATGAATTAATGTCTAAAGACGAACCACACATTACTCGATGAGGGCCAAGCTGATAAACGTCACCTTCTTTGCTTTTTGGCTCTAAGGGGATTTCTGGAACATCATCAGGATCTGTAAATTCTTCTTTTCCAATTACAGGATTCAATAAATCTTGAAGTTCATCAGCATTAAACCCTAACACTTCCAAAGCAAACCCATCAGATAACAATTCATTTAACTCAATGGTCAGCAGTTCATTGTCCCAATCAGCATTTAGCGCCAGCTTATTGTCGGCAATTATGAGTGCTTTACGTTGCGTATCAGTTAAGTGTGCAAGCTCAATTGTCGGCACTTTGTCCATCTTGAGCTTACGAGCAGCCATTAAACGGCCATGCCCCGCAATGATGCCGTTTTCCCCATCTACCAGGATAGGGTTCGTCCAGCCAAACTCTTTAATGCTTGCCGCTATTTGGGCGACTTGCTCATCAGAGTGCTTGCGAGAGTTGTTAACGTAAGGAATCAACTCCTCTATGGGGCGGTCAACAATTTGCATATATTTTGTAAGAACCTTAATTTGGGCTTCAACATGGCACAGAAGAAAGCCAGAAAATTCTGTGCGTCACCATCCTCAAATGCTGGCTTAACAGTCCTTACTAGATCAGTTTACAGCGTTTTCGTCTTTTTGTTCTTCGACTTTAGGGTTAGCCAATGCCACAGCTTGAGCGTTAGCTTCTGCCAACAATGCTTGCAAATGCTTTTGAAGGCTGAAAATCCGAGCTTCCAAGGCTTGGATAATGTCACGAATTTCTGCTTCTGTGTGTGTGATATTAAACATTACTTTTTACCTTTCTTTTTTTCAGTTTCACGCTTAACTGCATAGCTAATCGCCACAGCTTGCTTAACAGGCTTACCTGCTTTTACTTCTGTTTTAATATTTTCTTTAAAAGCCTTTGGGCTAGTTGATTTCTTCAGCATCCATTACTCCACAAACGTCTTGCCACGACATTAAAAGATAGCGTTCACCATCTTCTACCCATTCTTGGAACTTCAAGTATTCGTCTTTGTAATCTTTAGCCAATGTGCCAAAAGTAACACGCTCTCCACCCTTTAGCGGGTTTTCTTCAAACGTGCCATCATCCAGCCAGCGACCTGGGCCAACTGCGACCACAGTCCCAATGGTATCAGCCTCGGCTGTTTTTACCCACAATACAGATTGGATGCGTGGCTCTGGCTTGACAACGATCTTGTCTTTTAAAGGCTGTAGCTTCATTGTTGCACCCTCTTAGGACGACCAGGTTTTTTCTTTTCTGGTGTCATAACGTCAACAACGGGCAGAGATAAAAAGACCCCTGCCGGAGCAGGAGTTAAGTCGGTGCAATCCGACAAGGAGATACTGAATTCACCGCACCAATGAGCTTGGTATTTCACTACTGCGGTTGGATAACGATGGCACTCACCAGCGTGACCCGTGTATTCCCAAAATTTGCAGTTTTCGCAAACTTCTTTAGAATCTGTTTTAGCCATAACAACTATCCTTGTTCTGGTTAGAAAGCCCCTTTGGTCATCACACCTTTGGGGCTTTC